TAACTGATAGAACAATCTTTGGCTATTTAGCTTATTGATTGCATCTGCAAGCTGGTTGCGGATATGCAGCATTGGATCTTCACCAGCAGCCAATGTTGCAATGTCATCAACCGCATAGGCAAAACCTCTGTGGCAGATTGATGCAATCTGTGTGTCTGTGGTGATCTTCTGTGGAGTTAAATATCCAGCAGTTGATGTTCCCCAGTTAGCAGCTCCAGTCATCACCTCTTCAGTAGGTGCGATTGGGTTGAACTCAGGAACTTGGATGCGTGTACCACCTTCTTTTGAATCTAAGAAAGAGTTGCGTACAACAGCACCACTTTTAACAAAGAGACTACGCTCTTTGATTGCCTCGCTTACATAGCGAGACAAATTATTTCTTTTTACGATGTCCGCAAGAAGGACACCGCCAGAATAATTTTGAAACGGAGCAGCCATTCCAATTAATGGGGATTATTTAACGAAGTCCAAGTCACAGACTCGGCAGTTAACTCACGGAGTTAACCAGTTTGAGCTTCCTTCTTCAGCACTGCTGCAAGTTCTGGCTCAGAAGATTCTAGGGTCATTTGCCTAGTTATGTTTATATTACCTTCTTTCCAGGGATTAGGCATACCTGGTGAGACATTTGATGTAGGAGAAGGTTTAGCACCCATCCCTGCCGCAGAGCTAGGTTTGAAGTGATGTTCCCATCCACTGCCAGGATTTTTTAGGTTCCCTATGTAAGTTCCTAAATCCTGCTCAACACCTCCATTCAACACAACAACATCACCGTTATCGTTCCTTTTAAGCCTATCTTGAAGCAACGATAACATTTGTTCTGCATTTACAGCACCAGAATTACTGATTGCTGAAAGTGCCGAAGTCTTAATGTTTGCAGTCTCATTGGAAGACTTTAAACTCTTTAATTCTTCATTTAAAGTGTTTATTTGCGAGTCTTTTTCTTGAGCTGTTTTGTTTGCTTCTTCCCATAGGTCTTTCCATTGGCCTTGGTCTTCAAGCTCTTTTTTCTTTTTGTCATCTGCTTTTTTGTAGACATCATCTAGTTTAATCTTGATGCCTTCAAATCTTTCATTGCTTTCTGCAACTTTGGCTTTTAATGCAGAAATTTGGCTCTCGTACTCAGCCTTAACACTGTCAAGGTTAGGTGCTTGTGGAGCTGGAGTCTCAGCCACGGGCTGTTCAGCAGGAGTCACAGACTCAGGCTGGATGACTTGTTCTTCAACCATGTTTATTCAGAAGTTTTAGATTCGGGTTTTGAAGCTTTTGCTTTTGGGGCTGGAGCTTCTTTAACAACAGGAGCAGGTGCAGCAGTTCCATTTTCAGCCGCTATTGCAGCGTCCAAATCTTCGGCATTCACACCGTTATCCATCTTGATGGAAGGCATCGTAAAAGAAAAGATACTTAACTAATATTGTAGTGTATTAATTACTTTCAGTCTCAGATGCAGTGGGTAATACCTCTCCTTGTACCAGTATTTGTCTGAATTCATCTCTATCTATTACTTTTTGATCGAATAAAGAAGTTAATGCTGTGACATCTTGCCCGATTAACCTATCAATATCGAAATCACGACTAATTTTAATTTCGGGTGGCTCTAATCCTACATATTCAGCCGATAAATTGAACGATTTCTGAATCTTCTGCTCTAATTCCAGCGAAACCATCGATAACATGGAGTTAGTATCCACTCGGTCAAGTCTTCTCGCATCCGCAGATTCTGCAACAAATTTTTGCTGCGAAAGTGTGCTAATACCGAGCGTTGCCATTTGGAGTTGTAACTCTTCGATCTCAGCCGCTTGCGCTTCAAATGCACTTGCTGCTGGTTCGACATAATAAATCTTATTGCCTGGTTGGGTTGCCATTGCGTAGTTGACGCTGATTGCCATGTCTTTCGTTTGGTCATCCCATCCTTCCATTACTAATAAAGGCTGTGAAGCCACATGCAAACTATGAATTAAATCAGCTTGCCTCTGAAAATGTGACAAATTTAAATGGGCAATATCTAATAACGGTGGTTTACTCGTCAAAGTATCGGTTTTTCCTGAATAAATAGTCGTTAAAGGTATTTCACCTAATGAAAATTCACCAGATTCGACAATTTCATAGTCTTTTTCACCTTCTGGAGGATCAAAATTACCTGCATAGCTATTATCTTGCCAATGTAAGTCTTTTTCTGGCTCTTTCTTGCGATAAACACGATAACTTCCTGGTTCAATCACCCTAACTTGCTCAAATACTTGCTCTCCAAAATCACCAGCGGCAACAACGGCTTTTTCAGCAATTCTTACCTGTATCAACTTGCCGTAATTAACTTCTCTATCTAATCTCCAACCATAAATGTTCGTTGGATCAATTTCTATCCAATATGGCCTTCTATTTTGCGCTCTTTCTTCTGCCAGACTTAATGCCCCTGTTGGTGCAGGGAAATCAACCAAAACATGGCTATGACCATACGTTAATGAACAAATAAGCAGTCTTCTTGCATATTCATCCAAGTCTGAACCACATCCATCAACGTCTTTAGCAAATATATCTGTCCAATATGGATCACCTGTTATAGAAATAGGCTTCCTCATTATCAAGCCTGTCGCTGCCCTAATCAATCGCTGCGTATATGGTGAAAAAACTGCTCGATTTACTCTAGATAAATAAGCTTCGTAATCCTCTCGTGGCTCGGTAGGAAGAAAAGCTTGACAATTTTCTCGTAAATAATCTGTTCCGCTACTTACTGCCTTCATTATTTCCCAACCCTTAATCATGTCTAATACTGCTCTAGTCCTCGTGAAGGGACTATCAACTCCACCAACGCTGGTAGAGCTGACAATACTAGTACGAATTGGGCCAGGGACAGAGTACGTCACAAAATTACCCCCTTATTGTTTATCCCCCTTAAATAGCGTCAGATGTTAGTGCGCCATTCATTTGGAAACTGATGTTAACAACTTGTAAATCACCAACAGAAGTTGAAAATTCTGCTCCTGTTACAAGACCGTTAAATGCAAGTTTTTTAGAGCCTGAAGTTGATAAATACAACTCGAATTGTGCGTCAGCAGCATCTTGCGCTACTAAAATGTCTTTCAAAAACTCTTGTGTTTCATCACCAGTAGTTGCTGTATAAAGCAATTCAACAGAACCACTACCATCAATGAAACTACCAACATACGCTCTAGTCGTAGCTCCATGTGCAGTTGTTTCTAAAACATCCTTTGTTATAGAAAAATTCCAACTCCGTGTAGATGCAACAGCACCAACTGTTCCTGCACCGTTTTTAAACTTAACGGAGCCTTCTTCGCCACGATAGAAAGCCATGATCTAAAATAAAAATAGACTATTGCTGATAGTCTAACTTGTACTGTCTACTTTTTCAGCCTTTTCGCTAGAAGTTTTGGATTTATTATCCAGATATTGTTGACAACGAACATCCCATAAACCTGGAATCCTTTTTCCTTTTACTTTTTCAATCACATCTAGCATTTCGTCTGTAATTTCCATGCAATTAATAAATTCTGTAGCCAGTCTGCCCTAAAGTCTCAGGTTTTGCCAAATTGAACTGTTGTAAACATAAATAACCGAAAGCATCAAAAGCATGATCAACACCAAGATTTTTATTCGGTAGACCTGTATTTGGTGCATAAGTTAACGTCCTCAAAGATTTAATTAATTGCTTACATCTAGGATGAATGAACGTCCTTCTCACTGTATTCGCATCTAATAAAGCCGTATTAACAGCAGTAATCTTATCCCTTATCTTCCAAGGTGCTTTTGGACTTGAAACATTAAATCCACTCCTCCTTAAAATTGCGTGATCAGTCGCTCCAACACCAGCAGTTTTTCTAGCACCACCCGTAGGGTCAGGGCAAGCCATAATCCTTCTATCAACTCCATATCTCCTCGTCACTTCTTCCGCAAAATCCCAAGTCGTAGCTCCACCTGTCATGATAATTTCGTCAAATACATATAGCGTGTCATCCTTTTTAACAGCACAAATACCACTCATTGGATCTACGTTAAAGTCAACTCCTAAAAGCAACGGCATCACATTAATATCTTCCGCTTTAGTCGAAATATTGTCATCACCAAAACTTATAGCCACTAATCCAGTTAAATTCTCGAAACTTGCTTCAAATTCTTGCTTAAATGTTCTCTCGTCTAATTGCGCTCTAGCTGCTTCAACTTCCTCCGCTGGAACATTACCCCCCTCAATAGTCGTAAAACTCCATCTCTTCCACTCCTCTGTAGGATCACTCGCTACATAACACCACAAATCATAAAACCAACTAGCTGTCCCATCAGGCGTACTAATAAACAACGCCCATCCCTGTTTGTCAGCTAACGCAGGTCTAATTACCTCAAACCATACCTCTGAACTCATAAATGCAGCTTCATCTAAAACAACCCCCGATAAACTTCTTCCCCTCAATGCCATCGCATTCTCTGTCCCTTTTAACTCAATACTTGATCCATTAATAAGATCTAGTCTCAAATCTGTCTCATTCTTACTCTCAATCCATACCTTTGGAACCAGTTTCTTCAATGCTTTCCACGCAATATCCTTCGCCATCCTGTAAGTCGGCGCACAATAGAAAAATGTCTCCCCTGGCTTCGCAATCGCTCCCTTTAATAACTCAATACAACTTAAATAACTCTTCCCAAATCTTCTCCCAGCCACCAATACCCTAAACCTCTTTTCGCAATTAAATACCTCCCCCTGCGCCCATCGCAGATTAATATTCGGCCCTTTTTGTGCGCTTTGTACTGTCATAACCTATTATTTTAAACATAATCCCTTCGATTTGTAATCGTGGCACGTAGTAATGATGGAATTAAAGACAACATCCTAAAAAGGCAGCAACAACTTTATCGCAGTCAAACAGAAGGTCTTCCAGCTAGAGCTTTGGTTATCGCTCATGCTAAAACTCATGGCATTACTGAACGGCATGCCTGGAATGACTGGGATCAAGTTAAACAATGGAATGATGAAGATTGGTCTAAAGATAGAGAAAATATGGTAGCTCGTATTCAATCAATGAGACTTCGTGCTATTGAAAAAGCTATGAGAAAAGGTCAACTCCAAACTGTTCAAACACTACTAGCAGACCTCGGTAAGGTCGTTGGCGAAGCTGAAGAAGTCATCAATATCAAAGCCCCTGAACTCTCAATCAATATAGAAAAGAAAAAATCTTGATTTCCAATATATATTTAGGGTACCAGGCCACTGATAAAAAATTTTAGGATCTGCTACCCCACCCCTAGGCGTAAGCGCAAAGGGTGAGAGTATCAGCGCAGCGACTCAAAATTATTAAAGGACTACTGGCAATAGTGACGAGGTACGCCAGCGGTTGGATGCTCACAGCGAGCTAGGGTTATTTGCTCCAGGCTATCGGAGAGAGTAAAGAATAGCAGCGAGCCAAAGACAATGTTAGCTGCTAGGTAGATGGTAAGACCTCGCATTACCAATTAAACCCAATGCCTAGCTTGCTAGCTTGTCTCTCTGCCTGTTGGATAAACCGTAAGCCTATTGGATAGACCATAATAAAGCCCATATCCTCACAAGTCGTAAAAGGTATTCGTTGCTGGTTCATTAACTTAGCCCACTTACTAGCGACTTGATACATTGGCTGCTCTAGTGGCTTGATCTTGGAGACTAACATTTTGTTGTTTATGTAGATGCTTTAAGCATACCAGACATAAAACCACTTTGCAAACTATTAGTTTACAAGTCTTGATTTAGTAACAAACTTAATAATCTAAGCTAATAGCCTAGAAAGTCTAATTATCTGTGGTAGGATTAGATTAATTCAGCAACAAACACCAAAAAATTTTTCCAACACTTCCAAAACTTTCTTATCACAAAGCTTTTCAGAATAACCTTGATACTGAGGGACTGAAAAACAAGAACGAGAAAAAAGGAACCACAAACCACGCAAACCACAAACTTAAACATCATGATCATTTTTATTAAATCCACCAACGACAACGACGGGAACCCAAGACGAGCATGGATAGAATTAGATGATAATGGAGCTAAGAAAAATGTATTTGAGCAAGGCTATATGGGATTTAATGCAGTACCTGAGAGAATCAGAGAACAAGCTAAAAGATGTTTAGAAATTAGAGTAAGCATTAAAGAGTATAAGGAGCTAACAAAATGAAAAAAGATTTTAACATCTTTGAGTATAGAGAGACTCAAAGAACATCTACAACATATGAAAATTATATCTATGAAGCGATAGAAGGTTTTGAAATAGATGAAATTATCAAGCCTAAGATTGAAGCAATAAAGGGAGATAAGAAAAAAATGCAAGAATTATATTGGGGTGTTGAGAAGTTAATAAGTTTATTAAATGAATTAAATACAGATTTATTCAAAGATGAGTTAAAAAAATTATGAAACTAACTGAAAAAGAACTTGACTTAATGGCTAGTGATATATTGATATATCACGAACATTTTTTAATTTTTGAGAAAAAAATTAATTTTCCAAAGGATACAAGTTTTGAACAAAAACTAAGATTATTCAATAGCATCTATCACACTTGCAAAGTGAGATAAGAGCAAAAACCAAACAACAAAAACCACACTTAAAAAAAATGAAAAACAAAAACCTTTTAAGCTTTCAAAAAGGTAATGCAAAGCTAAGTCCTGATACTTTGCTTTTCAGTATTCCAGCGGGTAAGACTTGCTCAATTGGAGCTGATAAGTGTTTGAGTATGGCAAGAGAACAGGACGGAAAGAGAACGATTCAGGACGGGCCAAACTGTGAATTTAGATGCTTTGCAGCCAGCCAAGAGGTATTATTTCCATCGGTTTATGAGAGTAGAAAAAATAATCTAGAATTATTAATGGAAAGTTTAAAAAGTGATCAAGGATATTTTAAAACTTATGAACTAATAAATAATTCATTACAGGCACATTTACCACGAACTGGGAGAATTAAAAAAGTCCGTATTCATGTCTCAGGAGACTACTTTTCGAGCATCTACCTTAAGTGTTGGTTAGCAGTAGCTAGATTAAATCCTAACCTTAAATTTTATTCTTATAGTAAGAGTTTAAGTTTGTTTGGTACTAATTTATCATTGCCTGATAATTTTTATCTAACTGCTTCAGTTGGTGGAAAATTAGACCATTTAATTCATAAAGGATATTTTAAAAGGTATGCAATAGTTGTAAATAATGAAGATGAAGCAAAAGCACTAGGCATGCTTCATATTGGTAAACCTTACCCAGTAGACCACGATGATTCACACTGTTTTATAAAAGATCAACCTTTTGCGTTATTAGTTCATGGAGTACAGCCAAAAGGTAGTAACGCTTCAAAAGCTATTTCAGAACGTAAGAAGAAAAAAGAGTTTAGTGGATACAGTAGAGGTAAGAAATCATGAGTAATATATATAACGATGAATTCTACGAAAATAAAAAAGATAATTCAGAATATTCTTATCGAATTAGTGCATATATAGGTAGGAATATTAAGAATGAAATTTATTATGATTATGAGTTTAATATTGATAATTGTATTGATTTAATCAAGTTACATCATCGTGAAGGTAGAAAAATTAACGTGATTAGATCTAGAGAATAGGTCTAATCAATCACAGTAAACCACAGTTCTTTTTTTATTATGAACCACAGTCAAAAACTTGAAAGTAATGCAGATGAGATTCAATCGGTATTGATTGAAAATTCTAGCAAAACTAAGAAGGAAGTTAAAAAGATTTTAATGGATCAATTTAATGTTAGTGATAAGACCGCTGGTAGATATTATGATCGCTTTACCGCTGCGGATTATCCAATATTAGAACTAAACGATAATAAAAAGGAAGTGAATACAATGTTAACCCGTAGCTTAATTAGTGTCATTAATGATATTAATTTATTGCCCATAGAATGTGATGAAGATATTAGGAAACAAGTTGAGCTATTGAAGGAAGTAGCAGCGACTAATAATTTAATTAAGACTTATTGACTGTCCTTTAGACAGTCCGCAGTCAAAGTGAGCAATGCCAATAAGTCTCACTCAACCCAAATCACAAAAACAACAAAGGAGTTTTTTTATTATGTCAGCTATGAAGCGAGAATATGAGGACAAGATCAATCAAGATCTTGAGAACAAACAAGAAGAAAAAGATCTTTTATTAGATCAATTTAAAAAAGGAGAGATTGATTTAAAGACGTATGTCGATGGCATGAATGCAGTTGATGGCATGCGTGTAATGAATGGAGAATTATCATGAATGACTCAATTCAACTTCCTATAGAAGATGCTCGAATTATTAGAGATATGTTTTCAGAACTAATCTCTTTTGATGAATCAGAAGGACATGAAGAACCACCTGAATATGTATATCGATTAGAAACCCAATTATCAAATTTAATTGGGGATACGACTAATGCTCACATGTGCTGGGAGGAATCAACATGACCAACAAAACTTATCGAGTTTATTTGCATCAAATCAATTGCTACGAAATTGAAGCAGACAATGAAGATCATGCAAAAGAAATAGCAACCGATGAAATATGGGGTTCAGGAGGTGCTGGCTACTCAATGTATTTTGACGTTGAAGAAGATGAATGAGAAATATTACAATTTCATGAATGGCCTTTTTTCTTCCTTTCCTTTAAAGGATACATCAAGTACACTTCAAGTATTAACCAAGTAATCATGAATGAACAAAAGCCACTAAGAGTACGGCCAAAGTTGTATCAACAAATGAAAGATGAAATGCCAGAAGTCTTTACAGACACTACAACTTGGGGCAATTACCTTATAAGAGTCGGGTTAAACTTCCATTTGGGGCTTGACCCATATGGTAGACTGGGAAAACCGACCGAGAGAAGAGAAAGAAACAAAGCAAAGAGGGAGGTTTTACCTATACCATGTATAGAAGAGAATAGAATAAATAAAGAAAAAAATTTTTTAAAAGAAAATTTTGATCCTGATAAAGCAGAGAGCAAACCTTGGAAGTTCAACAAGCTATCATTTTCCGATCAAATCCCTGAAGAATTAAAACCTTGTGAAGATCTAATTATTAAATTTTGGAAAGCGAAGAAAGGAGAACGCAGTGAACTGGCTTTCAATCTTTTGATAGGAAACTATGGACTTTTAGGAATCCAAAAGAAATATGGCGTGAAAGAGGTCAAGGAGCAGCTAGAAGAAGGCACAGCGTGTAAATGGGCAAGTATTACCTTGAAGAAGTACGAGATGTATGGAAGGCCAAAGAACGCCGATAAGGAGCCTGTAACGAATCATCCAGCAGGAAGAGTCTTTACAGCGGCAGGAGGTTTTGTTGAATGAGTTTATCTAACACAAGAAAACCAAAGCCTTTTTCAGCAAAACATCATGAAGGTTTTACCACAGGGCTAGTCAAATTAATTGACGCAGCCTATAGCAGCGAAAAGCATTTCTGCACTCTCAAAACGTGGCATAAATTCATGAGCATCGCTGTTGAAGATCTAGAAAAAAACAACAAATGGAAGTAATGGAATCCTTATTCAACAATCGTTCTTTAATCCTCAGACTCAAAAAAGGATTAACAACTCCTAATCCTGCTAATCCTGATGTTCCTATGTGGACACTGGAAGATCTAGATGAACCTAGTTCAGGTTTTAAGGCCAATGTCGAAGCTGCAAACAAAAACCTTCGGATTTTTCCTAGAGGTTATCAAGGTGTTCGACACAAAAACTTAGCAAGAGAAAATCTTGCTCCTGAAATCACTGAATCTGTAGAGGTCATCGACCCTAAAGATTTCCCTACCAACCAAACCAACTAAAAACAATGGACAATCAACAAGCTTTTAATCGTGATTTTGCAAAAATCTTAGAAACATTAGAAGAATTAAATAAAAATAATTCTTTCAATGAAGAAATTTCTGAATTGCAAGACGAAGAAATAATGAGATTGCAAAAAGCAATTCGCAGCTTATGTGATTCTAATGTGAGACTTATTTCAACTCTTGAAAAATCACTTTTAGGAATAATGAACGTGAATACAGTTTTATATAAAAAATGTGAGTTGAATACTAAATCAATAAAGTTTTTATGTGAAACATTATCAAAAAAACTTGAAATAGAACTAGGAGAAAACCAATGAATTGTCCTAAATGTGGTAGAAGTTCTTATGAATTTGAAGGGGCTAGTAAGGTTATTGAAACAAGATCAGACAGGAGAGGTGGTATAAGAAGAAGAAGAATCTGCCCTGCTTGTGATTGGAGATTTACAACTTATGAGATTCATCAACATGATCTTGTTGGTGACCCAGAATATCAAAAAGAAGTAGTGAAAACCTTCAAAGAAGAACTTTCTAAAACAATTAACAAATCAAGAGAATCAATTTTATTCGCTATCGATCAAATCTTTTTAGATCTTTAAACCAATGAATCCTTTTGCAAAATGGATGCACGTTCGTGCTTTAAAACGTGAAGACCCTTGGTCTTCCTTTTGGCTTGATGCTTTACCAATTCATCGTAAAGAACCTGAACATAAATATGTTTGGGAACCTAAGAATGAATCCCTTTTATATTCAACAACTCAGGTCTGTAATAACAAAACACCTGAAGCTTTAGCCAATATTGAACGCTACAGACATGGCCCTAATGGTTGGGAAGCTAGAGGGAAGAAAGTTCATTGGTGCTTAGAGCAGAAGATGCTCGGTGATCCTGCACCTGATCCTGAACTTTATGGTGAATGGGTTGAACCACTATTGAATGATCCTTTCTGGGAAAATTTTGAACCTTGGGCAGTGGAATATATGTTGTGTGATCTTAAAAAATCTGTTGGAGGTCAGTTGGATCTTCTTGGATATGATCATGCTTCAAATCAATTAATGTTGATTGATTTAAAATCGCAAAGCAAATCAGGTAAAACTTATTCCACTAATGCTCAATTAGGAAGTTATGTGGAGGCATTAAAAACACATCATGGATTGGAAGTTGATGTGTGTAAAACGATCTGGGCTAAACCTAATAAAACAACAATTGGTGATGATCAACCTGTTGAAGAATGTTTAGATGCATGGCATCAAGCATGGGAAAGATTTAAACAGAAGCAAGATATAGATTTCTAATGAAATTGAATGAAAATTTTGGTCTTTGGCTATCTCAATACGATGGTAAAGATCCTACGGTTAAAGATCTAAAAAAAGATTTTGTCATGATGAGAGGATTATTCCCTAAACAAGGCGAAATCGAAGATTTTAAAACTCCTGAAACTGTTTATGCTGATATTGCACGAATGAATGGCTGCTCACAAGCTATTACAGCATTAAAAAATGCTGCTATTGAATATGGTCAACCTTTAAATGAATGAAATTTTTATTCCTGTAATCGGCATCCCTGCTCCTCAAGGAAGTAAAAGGCATGTAGGGAATGGAATTATGATTGAAAATAGTAAACGTGTAAAACCTTGGAGGCAAGACGTAAAAGAGGCAGCACTAAATTATTACGATGGAGAAGTCATTGATCAAGCCGTAGAGATAGAAATTATATTTATGTTTGCAAGACCTAAAAGTCATTATGGGACTGGTAAAAATTCAAGAAAATTAAAACCATCTGCTCCTGTATTTGTAACAAGTAAAGGAAAAGGTGATCTTGAGAAACTGGAAAGGTCTACCTATGATGCATTGTCTCAAAGCAGTGGTGGAAGTGTGTTAAAGGATGATTCCTTAGTTGTACAGAACCGAAACACAAAACGGTATTGCGTAGCAGGAGAAAATCAGGGAGCTAAGATAATCATTCGCAGATTAACTTGCTAATTCTAAACTAATAGTATAGAATAAAAGAGTTCTAAGCATTCAACATGCCTACTACTACAAAAACCAAAACGGGATCTATTCCTGATCTGTCTGGTCTTATATCAAAAGAAGATCTTCATAAAAAAGGATCTTTTGCCACATACATGAACTGGGCAAGAACAACTCAGTACTTGAGAGAACATGCTCCAGGTTGGGAGTTTCATCTTGAGCCTAAAAACGAAGAATATGTATGGCCTTCTCCTGATGGCAGTGGTTACTTGATGTGTTTCTTCCAGAACGGAGAAAAGAAAACACCTTTGTTTCCTTTCCCGATTATGGATAACAGGAACAATCCTCTACCACTAGAAAAAATTAGTGCAAGAGATGTTAGTGACTCACATCGAAGAGGCTTATGTGCTTGTGCTGCGTTTGTATTTGGATTGGCCTATGAATTATGGGCAAGGATTGAAATAGAAGAAGCAGCTAAAGTCAAAGTTGAGCCTGAGAAAAAAGAAGTTGTTCGTACTCCTAAACGAGGTGCAGCAGCAAAACAACTTGCCAATGAAATGATTCAAGGAAATCCCTTGGAAGATTTATATAGAGAGCTACAAGATTTAGCTCCTAACTTAAGGAGTGAAGCTTTAACGCAGTTCAAAGCCTTACGTTTCCCTAGATCAGATGTCGCAGGAAACAAAGGATTGTTTGAACTTATTAAAACTGAGCAGCACATCAACGATGTCAAGGCCATCATGGAAGACATAAAAATTGATTCTCCCTGATGACTCCTGAAGCTGTTGATCACGCTGCAAAAGCAGTTCTTAATCAACTTTCAAACAGACGTAAATGTAATGTCGAGTCTCTAAAAAACGACATTAAAACAAGTAAACTAATTACCCCCTTTTATTCAAATGGCTGACTTTTCTAAATTTGTCCCTGCTCTTAAGTATCCAATCAAGTGGTCTGTAGGTGATAACACCTTTGATGATTCAGATAAGAACCCTAAAGCAATAGGTCTTGCTATACCTGTGGATTCAATGAGAGGTCTTATTGAACATTTTGAAAAACTATTAGCAGACACAGGAAGTTATAAGACTGGCAAAGTATGGAACTTTGCAGAGAAAAGAGAAGAAAAGGTTCCTGTTATCTATCTCAACGGTAAAGGCAAAGAATCAAACGATGGATATGGTTGCTTTGGCAATATCAATCCTAGAAAAATCGAAGTAGAACCTAACTTCTAAACCAATACAGGGTCATTATGAATGGCCCTTCTTCTTTAAACAAATGGAAACAACAAAAACCTACTCTCCTAAAGTTTCAATCGAAACTGAAAAGTTAGAAGCTTTACTCAAAGTCTGTACTGACGCTATCAACCATAGCCTTCAAACAGAAACTTTTATCAAGCATAATCCTCAAGCTCATGCAAGGGAGCTTCGTAAGGCTTTATCTTCTATTACTACTGAGTTAAAGGAACAAACCAAACAATGGGTTTGTCCTTATTCAAGGGTTCAAGATCTAACAGAAGAACTTGATGAACTTAATCATGAGGATAAAGATCGCTATGAGCCTAATCAAGAGTTTTCTTTTGTACATGACATCATTGATGAATATGTAACTGAAGCTGACAAGCAATTTGATTACGAACCTAGTGATGAAGAGATTTCTGACTCCTATGGCTATACAGCTAAAGAAATATCAGATCGAGCATGGCAACAAAAAATGGAGGCAAAAGGGTGACTGAAAGACAAGAAGCCGAAAGGGCTTTAAATCAACTTCTTTCTTTAATTGTTGGCAGTAGATTTGCTAAAGCAAGTGATTGCTATAAAGACAGACCTTTAGACCGCATTCGTGCTTGCTACCAATTCACGTTGGAAGAAGAGAATGAATCTTTTGGCAGTGCCACAAGAATGAATCAAACAAACAGGAAACTTGATTCTCTTAAATCGTTAACAGTGTTAGCTCAACTTACAGAAAGTATTGATTGGAGCTAAATGCCTTTTCTACACTAATATGGTAGTGTTAGCAAAATAACGACATCAATGAAGCATCTTAAGCCGAGAGAGGATGGACAATACATGGTTCAATCCCTTTTACCTCCTGAAAGAGGCGGCTTATTTGTTTCATATGTTGAAAGCGAACTAGGAAAAACACCAAGTGCTTTCATTAAAGAGCTTGTATTTAAGTACCTTCAAGAAACATTTCCTGAAGTGTATGGTGAATTAGAAGAAGAAGACGAAGCCAATTGGAAATCTATCGTTGGTAAACGAGTTGATGGAAAAAAGAAGGCAAAGGAGAGTCGAGAGATTAAAGTGTTTGGCTCTACCGAAAATGCTCAAATTGCAAAAATCCTCCCCGACAGAATGTATCGCAAACTCAAATATGAAGAACTTAATCAACCAATGCCACCACCAGAAGGAGAATGAAACTCAATTGGTTTTATGCCATGATCTTCCTTTTAAAATTATCAATGGAAGAAGAATATGGTTAACTCATCCTCCTAATGGTTATATATGTACCGATGGAACTCGGTATTTAAATGCAGAAACTGCTTAATTTTCTTGGCTCACCTTTTGTTTATAGAAGTCCAAAACCATATCAAGGTTTTGCAAGATTTTTAGAATATTTACCTTCTAAACAATTAAGAGGATTAGCAGAAACAGCAGCTCATTGCAGCAAGAAAAAACTCGTTCAAATTTATTTACAAAAAAATGCCCTCTCCCAAATTCAAACTGAATGATCAGGTCAATAAGAAAAGAAACACAGGGATATTATTAAAAATCGAACCGAACGTAGGGAAAGTTATAAAGGTCATCGAAAAACATAATGTAAGAGGTCGAATTTGTTATTACTACGGTGTTAAATGGCCTGATGGAAGACGATCAGAACACGCACAACACATACTTGTTCCAGCACCGTAAATAATGAATCAAACTTATTGTCCTTGCCCTAAGTGCGGTCAACTTAGGACTAGAGTTGTATGCACTAAACGTGATAAAGAAGGAGTTACTGTTAGACGTAGAAAATGTCCTATTTGTGAACATCGTTGGTATTCACTTCAATATCCAGAAGTTGTTATAAAAAAAGGTGAAGTGAAATGGAAAGGAAGAGAAGCTAAATATGCCCCTTTATAAACCAAACATTTTCTTTACCCAATGATTTGGTGGAGGTTGCTTTTCAGGTTTTGCCATACAAGCAATTTGGGCCTTACATCTAGCTATTTCAGTTAAGCAATTAGCAATAAATTGTGCTTGTTGAAAGCCTTGTCTTTCTAAAGCTTCGCAATGTCTTAAAAGCTGATCTTTTGTTGCCCCTTCACTAAACCATCTAATCTTTTTTTCTAGTTCTAATTCTTGCTCTATCGTTGGAGGTTCCATTAGTTGATCTAATAGAATGAATTGTTCATCCAAGTTCTCCATCTAGTTCTTTCCTTTTAGCTGCTAACCCAGTGTAGATCCCATGCATAGGATTGTCAGGTAGGTGACGACCATCAAGAACGTATAAACGCTCCATCTCCAACATTCTCTCTCTGTCTTCTTCTAGCCATTCTGATTTGTATCCAGTCATTGCAATGTAGTAGTTGAATTAGGGTATAACCTTGACTGTAAAAAGTTTACAGCTTGATCATCAAG